CATAGATCGTACCACTCATACTGGTCGATTCACTAAGAAGATCATGGATTATAGTCTTGATGATGAGAACGAAATTGCTGAAGGATTTATTTATAGTTCTGTTGCTAATGAAGGAGAGTCTGGTGCTGTTGTCTGTTCGTATGAGAAGGGTCCCTATATTATAGGATTCCATCTTGCTGGAGAAGAAGAAGGTGCTCGTTTGTCCTTTAGTAGTTTCATTTCACGTGAAACTATTGATCTCGCATTTCGTGTTATTGAAAAGAAACCAGTTTATGTACAAGTCTTAGAATATCCATCTGTTCAGACTTATATACCATCTGGTCCAGTTCATTACCACTGTCGGAAAAATGTTGTCCCACACGCCTTTAAGGTTAACTGTCCCGAGGAAGTTATAACTATTGAAGAAGAATTAATTGATGAGCGCATTCCTGTGCCCACAAATGATCCTATTTTGAAAGTTGTAGCTACTGTCCCTGTTATTGAAGGAACTTATACCCCTACCAAATCGGAATTTGTTGTTAGTCCTCTTGGAGGCTGGGAAGAGCTTACGCTCAAACCAGCTCCCATGAGACCTATTTATGAAGGTAAAGGTGTAGATAGATTTTTAAAAATCAATCCTGCACGTCTTGCTGCTCATAAATATGGACTTAAACATAAAGATTTTGATGAAGTAAAACTTACTGAGGCCGCAGATGCTATAGTTTCAAGACTAGCATCATATAAAACTCAGTATACCGGAATGGCCCCCTTAACGTTAGATGAAGCTATCAATGGAATTGTAGGTGATAATTATATCACTCCTCTTCAACGTAATACATCGGTTGGATATCCACATGTTCTTCATCCTATTTACAAACAACGTAAAAATTGCTTTGTAGAAGGAGAAGATGGTAGATTGAAACCGACGCCTTATATTGAAGAGTATCTCAATTTAGTTGAAAGAAAATGTCGAAAAGGAGAACCCTATAAGTTTGCCTGGATGGATTTCCTGAAGGATGAACTTATTGACGCTAAGAAAGCTGAGTCTGGAAAAGTTAGGATAATTCAAGGTGCTCCCTTGGAATATCTTATTAAATTCAGGCAACGTTTTCTTCCCTTTGCTGCTCATATCATGTCTAATCATACGATGGGAGAATGTGCCGTTGGAATCAACGTTCACTCTTTCTCTTGGTCTTTGCTGTTTAAACGGCTTAGGTCGAAAGGAAGTAAGTGGATTGCTGGTGACTTTGGTGCGTTTGACAAGCGTATCACCCAACAAATGCTGTGGAAAGTGAAGTATATATCTGATAAGTGGGATGAGTCTCGTGCTCACCTCTTTAAAGGTTCTATTTCACTCGAAGCAAAGATTACTATGGAGAAATC